TTTTTAACAACGTTGTTAATTATTGAAAAAGGATTTCCAGGAACAAGTTGGCTGAGTGAAACAATATTGTTGCCATTTATATTCTTCCAAATCATTAGTGCTTTGAAAAATGCTTCAATAGCAGGATTTATTGAAGGAAAATTATTAACAGACATATTAGATAAAATTGATTTACATAAAGGTACGAGAAAAAAAGATTAAGTTATGAAACTAGATACATCAAAAATCAAACAAGTTCCATTGCGAGAATCGCAATACATAAAAGAAGCAACCGAAAAGAAACAAATTGTACTTCATCATACTGCAGGTAACTCTTCTGGCATTGGCACTATTAGAATGTGGGATACGGATGATAGAGGTCGCATTGCAACTTGCGTTACAATTTCAGGTAAAGGTCAATCAAAAGATACATATGATGGTGAAATTTGTCAAGCATTTTCATCTAAGCATTGGGGTTATCATCTAGGAATTAAACCAGATGTATTCAAATCAAAAGGTTTACCATACCGATCATTAGATAAACATGCAATTGGTATTGAGATTTGTAACTGGGGGCCATTGGATCGAGTTAATGGCAAATTTTATAACTATGTAGATCGCGAAGTTCCTGCAGATCAAGTTACTGAATTAGAAATTCCGTATAAAGGACATAAATTTTATCATCGATATACAGATGCACAAATTGAATCAACGCGTCAATTATTGGTGTATTGGAATGAAACATATGGCATTGATTTAACATACCGACATGATGACTTATGGACAGTATCAACGCGAGCTTTGCAAGGAGAACCGGGCGTTTATACTCATAATTCTTATCGCAAAGATAAATCGGATATTTATCCTTGTCCTCGTATGATTGCAATGCTAAAATCTTTGCAATGAATTATCGACACATTGCACTATCAATAACAATATTCTTATTGGGTCAAATCGTTGTATGGGTTCAAGTAAATGGACCGTTGCTTTGGCAATGGGCAAGAACATATAAGATTTCTTTGATGTTTTTGGGAGTTCCTATAACATGGGCGTTCATGGAAGCAACTCGTTATGCAGTATCAGGTTTCGGAGGCCAATTTTGGCCTGGACGATTTACATCATTTGTTGCAGGTATCTTTATTTTTACCATAATGACATACATGTTTAAAGGCGAAGCTATCAATTTAAAAACTGCAGTTTCATTGATGTTAGCAGTATCTCTTATTTTAGTACAGCTCTTTTGGAAATAATGATATTTATATAAAATGCTGAACGAATACGAAACACAACATCAACTCAATCCAAAATTGTGGACAACGGATCAATGTTTGTCTAAGAAGCTCCGTGCTGGCTTTATGAAAATTGCAACTGCATTTCATGATTCTCTAGAAATTGATGCTCCTATTTTGGATGTTATATTGATTGGTAGCAATGCAAACTATAATTGGACAGAACATAGCGATGTAGATTTACACGTTGTTGTAAATTATTTGAATGTTGGCGATAATTTGTATTTAGTTCAACAATATCTACAAGCCAAAAAAAGCATATGGAATTCAAAATATCCATTAACATATAAAGGAATGAACATTGAATTGTATGCACAAGATTCAAATGAAAGTTTGCATGGATCGGTTGGTATATTTTCCGTAATGAAAAATAAATGGATACGTAAACCTGATGCAGATACAATTTCAATTGATGATGATTTGATTCGGCAGAAAGCTCAGCCATATGAATATGAAATTGAAAACATTGACGACGCTGATCCAAAAGCAGAAACAAAAATAAAACGCATTCTAGTTAAACTTCGCAATTTGCGCCAGGCAGGACTAGATGCAGTAGGCGAGTATTCTATAGAAAATTTAGCTTTTAAATATTTGCGAAACAAAGGATTAATTGATCGACTAAAAGAAATGCTTCATCACATAACTGCTAATCAATTGATAATTGATGAAAATGTAACTAATGCGTTAGCACAACATGTTAATAAAGAACGCATACTTACAGAAACAGAATGGAACATGATTATTAAAAAAACCGGCGGTGTTTTTGATTCGCAAGGACAATGGAAACATCCTGGACGATGTACCATGATACCAGGCAATCAAATTACAATGCAACGGGTACCATATAAAGTATTAGGTATTGATGATACGGGACATATGCAATTGATGCATCCTGAACAATCTTATACATATCCAGGTACTCGAGTATTTGAAATACCACATACGCCTCAATGGCAAACGGTTATGATGCAATTATTAAACAAAATAAGAAATGGGAGTAAATATGTCAAGTAAAGGATTGGGTGATGATATTAAACGCATAACAAGTGCGACTCGTTTAGATCAATTAGCAAAACAAATTGCTAAACTTTTAGATGAAGATTGCGGTTGTGATGAACGACAAACGTGGCTCAACGAAAAAACAAAGAATTGGCCAATATACAAAAAACGAAACAAGGACGTAAATGGGAACAATAAGTAGAACGGGAATAACCGGCGGCGGAACGATACAACCTACGCACATAACAAATATTATAGATGCATTGGATGGAACTAGCACAACTACAACCGTTGTTGCAACTGGATCTTTTTCGGGGTCATTGGTTGGTGCGTTAACGGGAACAGCATCTTTTGCTACAACTGCATTGAGTGCTTCTTATGCAGGAAATGTTCCAGTAACGGCAAGTTATGCCGTATCGGCATTGAGTTCATCATACGCTGTAACAGCATCATTTGCTCTTAATGCAGGTGGAGGTTCGGGAGTAGGATTTCCGTTTACGGGTAGTGCACAAGTAACTGGGTCAATGGGCATTACGGGTTCGTTAAGAATAGGCACCGCTACGCTGGCTCAAGATGCACTAATAGTAACTGGATCGGCATTTATATCTGGCTCTCGTGTTGGATTTGCTGGAGAACTTGATGCGAATACAAACATAACTGCAAATAAAAATGGCATAATAAACTTGGCCGGACTAGGCGGTTCTGGGTTTACAGGAAAGTTTGTATTACCAAATGCTCGACCAGATCAACCAGTTGCAGGTTCAATATATTGGGACGATGCCAACGAATACCTATATGTATACAATGCAAATAATGGCCAGTGGAGACAAGTTCTATTAACTTAACTAATATTATAAACATCATATTTATATAAAAAAGGAAACAATGAAACGTTTAACACGAGAACAATTACTTGGAATTCTTCGACACACCTTAACATTTGTAGGTGGTATCTTGATTGCTAAAGGACTTATTGATGAAACTGCTGCTACGGAAATCATCGGCGGCATTGTTTCACTAACTGGAACAATCTGGTCAGTATTAGCAAAGGACTAACGTGAAACGATTGAACGAATGTGGTTGTGGTTGCGGCGGAGCCAAAAGCGGATGTCAAGATTCCGAAAACACCAATTACATGTTTTTTGGCAATTTAAAAACAATCAAAAAATATGTAGATGCCATGTTGCAAATGGATCCGAGTCAAGTTCAAAGCATATTGAGCAATGGGCACGATTGGGCTGCAGATCATGTTGCTACTTCAAAAGATGACATTCAAGAAGTAGGTGATTTCTTAATGAATGCCATGGGGCATCACGAAGATCATGAAATGCATGGCTTCGGAGGCAATACCACACAACCACAATTTGTTCCTGTTGGATTCAAAGATCAACTCAAACAAGCAATGCACGAAACAATTCGCAAAGTTAAAGGAGGATATGCAGTATATCCATCTAAAGGCGGAAAACGATTAGGGACGCATAAAACACGTAAAGCTGCACTCAAACAATTGGCAGCAATAGAAATTTCAAAACGTCGAAAATAATGGAAAAGTTAAAGCATTTATTGATTGAAGCAAAAACGGGTTGTCCTGCTGCAACACAGGACATCGATGTGAATCTTAAGAATCGGCAAACTGCAATTAATAAATACTATTATGGTCCAGCTAATCCAGATAAACCAGGCAACTATTGGAAAACTGCTGCTAAGCGTTGGAAGATAGATGAAACTACAGCAAAAACTATGAAATGTGGTAATTGTGCAGCATTTGATGTTTCAGATAAAATGTGGAAGTGTATGCAAAAGGGCATCGAAGGCAATGAAAAAAACGTAGATGCCATGGCAACAGTTGAAAAAGCTGATTTGGGATATTGCAATTTTCTTCATTTCAAATGTGCAGGCTCTAGAAGTTGTACGGCTTGGGTAACAGGTGGAGCTCTAGATGATAAGGATCTAACACGATGATGAAACTAAAAAACATATTGACTGAAGAGAATATTGTTGATCCAAAAGAATTAGCAAAACCATTTTTCAAAGAATTTGCAAAACAAATGAAAACATCTCCTAAGTTTTCATATTTAGGATTGAAACGCAAAGAACATGTATTTACTGCACCTATTGAAGATTTAGGTACATTGAAATTGATATTTTCAAAAGCAGACTTCATTGCTAAAGTTTGTGATACGTATGCATATTTTGGAATTGTATATTTGCTTAATGGATTAGAACAATTTGATGCAACGGTTTGCTTGATAAAAAAATCAAAAAATTCTTTTGAAACTAAATTGTTTGATGATGCTGATTTTGATTTTAACAATTCAAAAACAAATTTTGCTAACATAATAAAAAACATGATGTAATGTTAAGTTATAACGTATCGAAACCCGTATACTCTGATATTCAAATTTCTAAACCATTGCCTGATGCCGTTGCTGAACATGTATTATTAAATTATACGTGTCATGTAGACCACGAGGGGTTTGATTTAAATGAAATTGAACAAGCATATTACGCACACAATGATATCTCATTAGAACATGACACAACATGGTATAAAGATGGAGATGCAGCAAAGGGAGCTCATGCCATTATTCAACCATGGCTTACGCAACAAGAACAATCTGCATTGATACTCGATCACAGTCAATTTGTTTTTAGATATCCATTATCAGGTGATGCGGCAGAACAAGTACGAAGTTATGCAAAGCAACGTCCCGAACTTCTTCGCATTCTAAGTACTAGTTTTAAGTGCGGATTGGATTTATGTATTGATTATATAAACGACGATCGAGTTATGCCCGTAGTACATATTGAATGGGACTATCCTAATGTACAAGATATGTTAGTTGATGTTAGTTATGTAGAAACCGTATTAGAATATACAGACTGGAATGAAATAATATCTGTTATTAAACGATTCAATAGATTATCAAAACATTCGTTAGATGCATTTCAACAAGCTGATTTTAGATCCATGTTATTATTTGGATGTAAATCATACAAATTGATTGCTACATTGTGATATTTATTAATATGAAACTAATAAATTTACTGTTTGAATCAAAAGAAGAAAAAAAAGATACTTTTGAATCATTTGCTGATACGCGCGAAGCTGGTGCAGAGAAGATTGCAACTACGGCTCATAAAAAAGGCGGATTGGCTTTATTAACTTGGCATCATTTCAAAGTTAAATTGCCTTATTATAAACGAGCAGCTGCGGGTCGATTTGATTTAGACAAAGCTAAACGCGAATTTGATGCCACATATAAAAAGATTTCTACTTCAATGACTCAAATTGAATTTCAACGTGAAGTAGGTCGATTAGAAGTATTAGGCGAATTGATTATTAGAGAAGAAAAAGGCAGACCATGATACGTTTAGTTGATTTGTTATCAGAAGACCTTCGCCGATGGGTAAAGGAAAAATGGACAGATCAACATGGACGTCCTTGTGGTAACGACAAAACTAAAGGCGTTAAGAAATGTCGTCCATCGCGTAAGGTTTCTAAAGATACTCCTAAAACATGGAGTTCATTTGATAAAAAAGAAAAGAAATCGTTAGTTGCACAAAAGCGTAAAGTGGGTATGGGTAAACGTACTCCTAAGGCTGAAGCTGTAATTGATGAAAAAAAGAAAGCAAAACGAGATTCTTGCTACTACAAAGTAAAAGCACGATACACGCGCAATGGAGGAACATGGCCTTCGGCATATGGATCATTGGCATTATCAGCCTGCAGAAAGAAAGGTGCAAAGAATTGGGGTAAAAAATCATGATACAGTTAAAAGCTTTGCTCTTTGAAGGCAAAGGAGTTCTTACTGGAGATAAAATTGAACAAGGTAAATCTTTAGCACAATCGTTGATCAATAGAGGATTTACAAAAATTCAAGCAGCTGCAATTGTTGGTAATATGTGGGCCGAATCTACATTTAATCCTGCAGCGGTAGGCAGTGGCGGAGATTTTGGTTTAGTACAATGGCTTGGTCCTAGAAAAAAAGCATTAGCTGCATTTGCAAAAAAACGAAACAGCGCAATGACAAATTTAACAGTTCAATTAAATTTTATTAAATATGAACTTTTAGATGAGTATGATGGAACATATGCATATGAAACCCGGCAATTTCAAAAAGCCATGGCGTTCGGTAAAACTGC